GATCTGCCATCTCCGTTGTGACGGTGGTGGGCACCCTCGCGGGGGTCCTCCCAGCCATCGCCGCCATCTTCACCATAATCTGGACGGGCATCCGGATCTACGAGTCGAAGACCATCCAAAACCTGCTAGGCAAAAATGGCGACTCCTAAACTCATCCCAGTAACCCAGAAGCCCGGCATCGTCCGGGAACTCACTCGGTACGCGGGTGAGGGTGGCTGGTATGACGCCGACAAAGTCCGCTTCCGCTACGGCCAGCCCGAAAAAATTGGCGGCTGGCAAAACGTCAATGGCATCAGCGATCCCAAGTCAATTCCCGGCGTGGGCCGCAGCATCTTCACGTGGACCACCCAATCCGGCTACGTCTACCTAGCCGTAGGCACCAACTCCCATCTAGCAATCTGGTACGGTGGCCTCTACCACGACATCACCCCCGTCGCCGCATCCATCTCTGCCACCAACGCAATCAGCACTTCCGCCGGATCCACCACCATCACCATTGCGGTGTCGGCTCACGGCCAGGCCACCGGCAACTACTTCTACGCCACCACCGTCGCCGCAACCGTAGGTGACAACATCTATCCGGTGTCCGCGCCCTTTGGGGGCTACCCCATCACGGTGATCGATGGCAACACCTTTACCATCAACACCGGCACCACAGCCGCCGCCACCTCTGCCGCAGCCGGGGGCCTTCTCCAAGGCTACTTCCTCTTGGCCCCTGGCCCCGCGTCCAACCAGCTTGACACCGGCTGGGGTGCTGGCGTGTGGAGTGGACCCCAAGCCTGGAACGCGGAATTCACCGCGTTGGCCCCACTCCGCTTCTGGAGTCTGGACAACTGGGGAGAAGACCTGGCGGCCTCACCCCGCAACGGCCAGATCTACTACTGGGATAGCAGCATGGGCTTGACGAGTCGAGCCTACCTCGTCTCCACGACCCCCAGCCAAAATGCCCAGATCCTGGTGTCGCCCGAAGACCGCCACCTGATCTCCTTTGGGTGCCCCGACGCCCTCACCTCCGTGGTCAACCCCCTCTACATCCGCTGGTGCAACCAGGAAGACATCACCGACTGGAACGCATCGGCCACCAACACCGCTGGCGACAAGGTCCTGTCGGGTGCCTCCCGCATCATTGCGGCGCGGCGGACCCGTGGCCAGATCCTCATCTGGACCGACGAAAACCTCTACAGCATGCAGCAGGTGGGTCCCCCCTACACCTTCGGCTTCCAGCTTATCGGTACCAACTGTGGTACCCTTGGCCAAAACGCCATGGTCGAGGTGGGCGGGCGTACCTTTTGGATGGCCGATGAACGCTTCATGGTGTATGATGGTGCTGCCGCCCGCCCCATGAAGTGCGACGTACTTCGCTACGTCTTCGACAGCCTCGACCGCAGCCAACTCGACAAGATCTACTGCGCCAGCAACACCTCCTACAACGAGGTGATCTGGTTCTACCCAACGACCACGGGCGAGGTCGATTCCTACGTCATCTACGACTACATGCAGGACGTGTGGAGTATTGGCCGCCTGGTCCGCACCGCGTGGCTCGACCAGGGCATCAACAGTTTTCCGATTGGGGTCGCTTACGAAGCGTCCGCAACCAAACTCTACTACCACGAATTCGGCAACACTGCGGATGGGGCAGCCATCAACGCCTACATCGAATCCAATCTTTTCGATTTGGATGCGGGCCAGGAGTTGATGTTTGTGGATCGTATCATCCCCGATTTTTCGGGGCGCGATGGCGGAGTCATGACGGGCAACGTCACCATGACGCTGCATGCCCTCAAGTATCCCAACACCCCCGAATCCATGGAAGTGACGAAGGGACCCTACCTGGTTTCCGCCGCCACCCAAAAGATAGATTTCCGGATGAGGGGCCGCCATACATATTATCGCATTGAGAGTAATGATGTCAATACTTCTTGGCGTCTGGGTGCGATTCGTTTCCGGCTTGGCCCCGATGGTGAACGATGAAACCGCTTCTTCCCCTGCCCCCGACTTCCCTTCCGGTTGATGCCCAGATGGCGTGGGGGGAAATGATCCGCGTCCTCAACCTCTACCACGGCCAGGTGGTGACGGGGCCAGCCGTGACAGGCTACACAGTTTCTGCTACAGTACCGGCGTCGGCCACCCTCGATCTGGGGACAGTAACGGTTACCGCTGTTGCCAATACCCTCGTCAAGCTGCTGACGGATCTGCAATCGAAGGGCATCGTGAAGGTGGACAAGCTATGAAGGGATATGATTCTTTCATCAAGGGTTACGCTGAGGGCGGCCCCGTCAATCCCTTTGAAGCTTTCGTGGCTCCCAAGGGAAACATCTTTGGGACGATCCCGCGTACCTCCCGACCCACCTTCACCCCATACAATCCGAATCAACAACTCTACGGTGGACCTGCTGAACTTCCGAGTGGCTATCGCAGCATCTACGGTAACCTTTCGAGGATTCGGGAGGAGCAAGCACGTCGGCGTGCTGCCGCAACTCCGACTCCTGCGCCTCAACCGGATCAGCCCTCCCAGGGTGCGGACCCTGCCCCGGCACCACCGTCTCCAAACCAGTCTCCCGCCCAAAGGGAACTTGACACATACAACCAGGAAGCTGCGGCAAGGGAGGCTGCTGCGAGAGAGGCTGCGGCGAGAGAAGCCCAGGACCTACTTAATCAGCGACCCATCGATACGACGCCGATCTTCGATGCGCCGCTTCCGGATGACATGGAGGATTTTCCGCTGGTAACGGTTAGTCCTCCCACCGAGACTGTGCCAGAAACGACGCCGCCAGATAGCATCCCCGCGCCGTCGATTGATGACGAGATCACGCAGGAATACCTGAGTCTTCCCACTCCGCTGGATCGTATGGTGGAGGATGTCCTGCGGCCCACGCCAGAGTTGGTTCCCGACGATGCGTATGCGACCCCGGAAGTTGGGCTGGATCTTGCGGACATCCCCGACACCACGATGGAGGGGGCAGCCAAGAATGAAGCCCTTTCGGGGAAAGCCCAAGGCGCAACTCTTGGAGATCTTGGAAAGTCTGTCTTGCAGGGTGTGGGTATGATGTCCCCGCTGGGCCTAGCCAACGTCCTTGGCGGCATGGCTGTGTCCAACTACCAGAATGAAGAGGCCCCGCCCAAGTCTTTGGTGGGGATGGCTTTGGAGAAGGTTGCTCCGTCTTTTGCTGCGGGGATCTCCCCGGCAGCCAAGCAGGAATTGCAGACACGCGGGGAAATCGCTGGGACGCAGATGGCGGAGCAGGTCAACGCGGGCCAAATCTCCCCCACGGCTGCAGCAACAGCGTTGACTCAAGACCAGAATCTGATAGGATCGCTGGGTCCCGCATTGGCTGCGTTGGAGCGTAGTATTGGTACGCTGAAGGGCGGCGATGAGGAAGGCGAAACCCTCTCCGCACCGGAAACGGAAACGGAATCCCCCGCAGTAGACTTCGGTACTCCCGAAATTGAGACGGGCACACCCGCAACTCCCGATCTGTCGGGCTTCGATGGGGGCGACACCGAAGGTGGTACGGATGGAGGCGATAGTGGTGGAGATAGTGGAGGCGATAGTGGTGGCGACGGTGGGGGTGGTAGCGATGGGGGCGGGGGCAGTGAAAGCGATGCTGGCGGTGGTGGTAGCGATGGCGGCTGGGCTAAGGGCGGCTACGTACCGGGGGATAGTGGCGGCATGGATGACGATGTTCCCGCCGTCATCGATGGAAAAGCGCCCGCACGTCTATCTTCCGGGGAGTTCGTATTTGACGCCGCGACGGTAGCCGCCCTGGGGGATGGCAACAACGAGGCGGGGGCCAAGAAACTCAACATGCTCCGCGAAGCCATCCGCCACAAAGCCTATGGCCACAAGAAGCAACCCCCCAAAAACTACAGCATTGGGGACCTAGTGAGGCTCTATGATCGTATGCGCTGACGAAGGGGACATCCCGGCGATTGGTCGTCTCCTCGTAGAGATGCATCAGTCGTCGGGTCTTGATATGCCCCCGCTTTCCCCCGGCAAGATCGAGGCCACCCTAGAAGATGTCCTTGCCACGGGCATCATCTTCTTGGGTATGCGGAATGGGGAGGTGGCCGGTGTTTTGGCCCTCAAGGAAGCATCTCACTGGTTCAGCGAGGGGCGCTTCTTCGGGGATGTTGTCTTCTACGTGGGACTCAAGCACCGGCAGTCCGCGTTGGGTCCCCAACTGTTGCGTCGTGCCTCCCGATATGCTAGGATGCGGGGTCTTCCCTTGTTGATGGCTGTCGTCAACGGGGTTGATGTGGACCGTAAAGACAAGCTGTACAAGCGGCTGGGGTTTCGCCACATCGGTGGCGTCTATAGTAGGGGTATCTGATGGGCTGGTTTTGCGAATCCTCCACGACTCCAACTACCACGACGCAAACCAACACGGTCCCCGCGTGGTACGAAGATGCGTTGGAGCGTCTGGTCTCTGCGGGCGAAGAAGAGATCGCGGACAAGCCCTACAAGTATTACGATCCCCAGGAGAGGGTTGCCCAGCTTTCCCCCGCCGAGGAACAGGCAATCGCGGCCACCCCCGATGCGGCAGGTGCGTACATCCCCGGATTGTCGGCGGCCTTTGGCTCCGCTGCGATGGGGTCGCGGGGCATCCAGGATGTCAACTTTGCGGATTACATGAATCCGTACACGCAGAATGTCGTGGACATCCAGAAGCGCGAAGCCATCCGCGACTACGAGAAGATGCGTCCCGGCATGGGCTACAGTGCGGCGAAGCAGGGTGCCTTCGGTGGCGCACGTCACGGTGTCGTGGAAGCGGAAGCGGAACGCAACCTGGGCCAGCGTCTTGGAGATATCCAGCAAACGGGACAGGAGCGGGCCTTCACCGCAGGGACCAACCTCTTCACCAACGAAGCCCAGCGCCAACTCCAGGCTTCGCCCATGTTCAGCCAGATTGGCGAGGCGTCCCAGCGGTTGGGACTCACTGGCCTCGATGCCGTTTTGAAGGCACAGGCTATCCCTCGCAACGTGGAACAGCAACTGCGCGACGCCCAATTCCAGGAATACATGCGAGAGCAGGGTTACGGCATGCGCCAGTTGAGCGACCTTAATACCATTGTCCGAGGGATATCCCCCGGCGGCACCACCACCACGCAAGGCCAGGTTGCGGGATCATCTCCCCTCCAAACTTTTTCGGGATCGCTCCTAGCCGGGGCCGGTATCTACAACCTTCTACCCAGGTAATTTCCTATGGCAGATCTCCCCCGGCCAGGATCTCTCAGCTTTGAGCAGTTGCAGAAAATTTCTCAAAGCCCGGACTTCTATTCACTTGATTGGTCGTACCGGCAGCAAGTTCTAACCGAGTTGCGGAATAAGCAACCGTCCCGAGTTTCATACGAGGGCATGGCGGCAGACGCTTTGCGGCGACAGGAAGAAAGCGAGGCTGCGGCGGAGCGGAAGCGGCAACAGGCGCAGTTTGCGCGCAATCGTATGTCTGAGCAATTTGGAAGTCAGCCTAGTGAAGCTTCGGCAAAAGCGCCTTCGCCTACTCCGAGTATGGAAGATCTAACATCGGAAGCTGTGCGCTCAGTGTTTCCGCGTCCGCAGATTCCCACTACCACCAAGACAGATACCCAGGAAACTCCGGTGACGACGGCGGCACCTTCGGGTGCGGCAGCGCAGCCTGATCCCTTCGCGGAGATGCGGGCTACCATCATGGGTATGGGTGGTGGCGGGGGACCCCGGCCCAAAATTGCTGGGTCGGATACCTCCCAGGTCCTCAAGGATATCCCGCAGGTGGGGGAGAGGCAAGCGGGGGAAACCTACAAGGCTGACCCCTACATGACCATGCTGCAGACGGGGCTGAAGATCCTGGCGGCCAAACCTGAAATTGGTCAGTCTGCCCTGTCCACGATTGCCGCGCCCCTGGCTTCGGGCGTGGAGCAGTATCGTGGGGAGAAGCAGAAGGAAGCCGAGTCCCGCAAGGCCGAAGCTGAGGCAGCCCGCACTGACAGATACCGTCAGGCCGAGGCGGCCCGCAGCACCGCCGGTCTCGCCGCGCAGCTACGTCAGCAGGATCTCCAGGCATCGATTGCCGAAGCCCAACTGACCCAAAGCGCAGCGCAGCACGGCCAGAGTGTTTCCTTGCAGAAGATGGACCTCCTTCGCAAGATAGAAGATGACCGTCTTACCAATACCATCCGCCAGGCATCCACACCCGAAGCCCGCATGAAGCTGATGGATGCGGAATCGACGGAATTGGAGAAGGTTGAAAGGCGGCTGCAGGATCCCAAGCTTTCTGCCGGGGAGCGTCAAATCCTTGAAAACGTCAAGGCCCGCAAGGAACGCAATTTGAGTTACCTGCAGGGCACTGCCCGCACTGAGATGCAAAGTGACACGTCCGAAAAACTTGCCTTGCGGCGAACGTTGACGCAGATCGACCTGCAAATTGCCAAGCTGGGGTCGGGAATCCCAACCCCGGAAACGGCAAAGGCGTTGGCGGATTTGAAAAATAAGCGTAGGGAAATTGCTGCGGCTTTGGGTGAAGGGGAAGGCGGAAAGTCTATTCTGCCGCCGCCACCATGATCCCTGACAAGATTGAGTGGGATCCGGAAGCGAAGTCCTGGATTGCATCCAAGGATACTCCGGACGCCATCACCGCAGAGTGGGATGGGGAGAAGTGGGTCAAGGGTAAGAATCCCTCTGGCCCCGGTTCCCTGCGGCGCGGCTTCGCCACGGGTATGGAATCCACGAAGGGGCTTGTCGCGGATATCATTCCCGCGATGGTCCAGAGTGCCTTTGGTTACGACGAGGCCGCCCAGAAGAATCTGCAGGAATACCGGGATCGGATGAAGGCCCTTGAGGCCCGCAATCTGTTGACCCGGATGGACTACCAGAAAGTCAACGATCTGGGATCCGCTGCCGAGTTTGCCGGGGAAGCCATTGGTGAATCCATCCCATCCCTCATCACTACGTTGGCGGGTGGTGTCGGCGTGGGCGCTGCTGCCGCCAGGTTGGGCGCGGGTCGCCTCCTCACCCAGCAGGTGGGCAAGAAGGCTGCCGAGTTGGAAGCCAAGGGCGTGGCCAAGGATGCCGCCCTGCAGCAAGCCACCAAGGAAGTGTCTCAGCAGGTTGGGTCGGTTGCCGGTGCCTTCGGTGGCAGCGCCCTCCTCAACATCCCCGAGTCCTACCTAAATCTCGCGGAGGCCGGTAACGCATCGCTGGGGGCCTCCTTCGCGGTGGGTGCCCTCAAGTCTACCCTCGATGCCCTGGGTCCCATCCGCCTCCTCAGCAAGACGCGGGGTCCCGACTTCTCAGACAAAGTTACCGATCTGGTTTCCGCCCGCCTCCTCAAGGGTAGACCGGGAGCCGCTGGTGCATTGGGTGGTGCGCTGGAGACCGCTGCCCTTGAAGGCATCACGGAAGGCACGCAGCAACTTCTCGATGAGACGGCAGCCGCGATCCTCGCGGACAAGTCCATCGACTGGAACAACATCATCAACGCGGCGTTGAAGGGTGGTGTCGGCAGTGCCCCGGTGGGTGCCGCCGCTGGCGCGTACGGTGCCCGCCAAAAGGCTGCCTCTGCCGCTGAGGCAGAAGCGAAGAAGCAGCAAGCACTGGAGGCACGCCAAAAGTATCAGCAGGAAACTGAAGCGGCCCTTTCTCTTCCCGAAGACTTGATGCTTCGTCGTGAGTTTGGCGAAATCAAGGATTCCGCAAGTTACGAGAAGCTTGCAAACTACTTTGCAAACGTTGCGAAGAAAGCTAAGGGAACCCAGAAAGAGCGGCTGACCGAAGAAGCCCAGCGATATTCCGCATTGGCCCAAACTGCAGACACGGAAAAGATTGTTTCCCAGCTTGCATCCTACTTCGGATTCAATCAGGAGCAAGAAGCTGCTCTCCTGAAATCAGCTACGGACTTTACGGGTCCGGGCCGCGCCCAGTTTGAAAATTTTGTTGCGGAAACCCTTAAGGATCCTGCGGTTGCGGGGCGCATCCCCGGCTTGCAGAATGTCGAATTTCTTTCGGTGGTTCCGCCCACAACTACGCTGGCTCTTCCGGCACCGACTGCGGCCAGCTTTGAGATCCCTGATTACGGGACAGTGACCGCACGCCAAGCGGATGAAATCATTTCCCGCTTCCAGTCTCGTCCAGTCATGGAAGGCGCGGATACGCGGGATCGTGACGAGAAACTTGCCGAGTTGCAGCAGCTTGATCCCAACGTAAACCCCAACGTGGTTACGATGGATCCCAACGAGAGGCGACGCATTGCCCTTGGGATCATCACACGCAAGGACATTAAGCAGATTGAGAAGCCTACAGGGGAACCTGTGGGAACGGTTGAGACTGAAACCGGAAAGAAGCCCACCGACACCGTGCCCAAGACTGAAACCATCTCGACGGTGGGAGCGGCTGGGCAACTCGGTACCCGCACCGAGATGGGCACCTTCGACAACCTCTATCAACGCATTGTCGCCAACATGGACAATGCCCCCGAGGGTACTCTTGGGTTGAATTGGCTGCTGGGGGCAGCGGGCGTATCCCGTCAAAACGCCGCCACGCCGGAAGGCCAAGTCGCTGCTGACACCGTGAAGCAAAACGCGGCGCAGATCTGGAACCAACTTGTTGCAGACGGCTACGTTACCCGGCGGGGCGCTCTGGGTTTCACTGCGGTTCCCGCAGATCAGCGAGAAACTGCGGCAGCCTCTACGGAAGTCGGTCGCCTTGTCCGTCTTCCCAGCTTGTCCGAAGCCCTAGGGGATGCCTACGTCTCCGGATTGACTACGGGAAAACCGCAGCTTCTGGGCATCGACTGGCTGACGCGCGCCTTGGGGGTCCCGGTTTCCCCCACCACTGCACGCACGGTCTGGACCACCCTCCAGAACCAAGGTCGAGTTGCCCCCGCAGGTATGGGAAAATACCGGGCTACAGTATGGCCCCAAGGTGAGACGCCTTCCCCCGCACCCGCGACGCCCCCGCCGCCGCCTACACCACCTACGCCGCAACCGCCAGCACCTGCGCCGAAAATGGGGCCGCCCCAACCTCCTGCGCCAAAGCCGCAGCCGAAGGCCCCCGCACCGAAACCCCCCGCGCCGCCCACGCAAGTATTTGAAAATATCTACAATGCGTATCTTAGAAGCGTAGGATCCAAATGGAATAAAGTTGGCATCGGACCTATTCTAACTCTTGACAAATTGTTAAGAGAAGTTCAAAAGACATCAGGCCCAAATTACACTATGGAAAATTTGGGTAAAGATCTTATGCTGATAAACGCAAATCCAGACTTGCGTTCTGATTCTGGAAGCATGGTTGAATTTCCCAGTTCAACCATAGCAAGAGATCCAAAGATTCCGCGTGTCCATGTTCCTTACCGAGGAACAACAATTACTTTCTACGGTATCCGATTTTCCCAAGATCCCGACTTTCAAAAATCGAAAGCCGAATCGGCACCCACCTACGCACCGGGAACCAAAGCAACTACCAGCGATGGGACCACGGGTACCATCGAATCGGTGGAAGACGGCATGGTCACCATCATTCCGGATGGCTCACCCAACCGCAGACTGCAGTATCCCATCGAAGCTTTGGAAGGTCCCGTCTCCGCTAAGTCTGCCAGGGAAGACATCCCTCTTGCTATTGATCCCGAAGTCATCAAAAACCAGTTTGGCGCTTCTGCCTATAAAGAACGTCCCGATAAGGTTGCAGTCAAGGAACTGTTTCAGAACGCTTTCGACGCTGTGAAAGAAGCTTTGTTCAAAGGCTTGATCACGGTTCCCAAAATTGATGTGGCCATAAACCCGGACGAAAATTCTATTACGGTTACCGACAACGGAACCGGAATGGACATACAGACTTTGAAGAAGGGACTATTCACCGTAGGTGGATCCAAGAAAGGAGTCGCTCCAGAGTTGCGGAGTGGTGGTCTTGGCAAAGCCAAGATGGCAATCTTTTCGATGGCCAAAAAGCTAGAGGTTGTCACGGTCAAAGACGGAGTGATGCTGTCGGTTTCCGTTTCCGGAGACCGAGTCTTCGAGTCTATGACCAACCCCAATGCTAAATTCCCTGTCTCCATCGAAAATACGGATCGCCCCAACGGCACTACCGTAAAAATTACTCTGCGAGATTCATACATAGAGCCAGAAACAGAAGAGAAAAAACCAATATCTTTGAAAGAGGTAAGTTCATATACTTACCCCGCAACAACAGAGTTTTTGCTGGCTGATTCTGAAGGAATCCCGATTCCCTCAAAGTTCACGTTTACATCTCCTAGCGAGGATTCTTCTGGAAGCGTAATTACTCTTCCATTGGAAGGGTTTAACAATTATGTAGAATCAGGGTATTATGCCCCCTTCACTAAGCTTGACTTTCGCTGGGGTACGGTAATTGTCTACAAAGCAAAAAACAAAACTTCGTTTCCAGTTTTGAAAGTTCTTTCCAGCGGGTTGCCTCAATTTTCAGATTATATATTTTTGAGCTTTGGCGATATCGGAACATATGATTTTGACTTGGTGTTTGACATCCGCCCCAAAGTGGAGGGATACAATCCGTTCTATCCTTTCAACGCCACTCGCGAAGGATTCAATTCCAGTATTAACAAAGACATCGATCAGATTCAGTCTATCTTCAGAGGACTCACGCGGGTAGCGCAGATAAATCTGGATAAACAAAATCTGGAAGCCATCTCTGTTCTTCCGATAGTTGATCCCAACAAGCCTCAAAAAGTTTCGGGTCTTCCCGTCCCACTTCAAAGTCAAACCCAACAAGCCCAACTCGACATTCCACCCAAGCTGACAGCTACAAAGACCGGAGGTTTTACTGATCCAGACACTGGAAAACCGTGGACTCCCGCGTCGCAGGTAGCTGCTACCAATCTTCAAGCGTTGAGTGGTGCTGCGGCGGGATCCCCGCTCTACATGAATAATCTCAACGTCCCCATCATTGGATCTAACAAGATCCAGGCGGGGAACCCCATGCAATTTTTCTCCGAGCTTGCAGCGGTTTTCAACCAACTGAGAGACGAAGCCGCAAAGATCCTAGGTTCGCTACCGCTGGACAAAGAAGCGCAAGATCTGACGCAATCTAAGACCGTTGGAGAGGCTCTTGAAAAGTACAAGGTTGGTGTCGGTATTGACAAAGACTGGCATGGCGTAAACTTCTTGAAGCCTGTCCCGGTAATGTTTGTCAACCCTCTAGGGTTGCGCAAAGACGTAACCATACCGGGTGCAGTCAGTAAGATGTACAGAACAATGGTACACGAGTTAGCACACGTTCAGTCCGCGCGTCACTCCGAAGATTTCACCCAAGCCCACGATGCGCTTGATTTTGAACTTGCCAATGCCGGGGCGGACACGGCAATTAAAAATACGCTATCCAAAGTTTTCACTCGTCACTTCAAACTTCTTAATGAACTCAAGGATGTCTTTAATGACCCCAACACTGAGAATCGCAAGAGTGGCGGCGCGGCAAGCTTTTCGAGAATCGAATCCCGCCCTGAAGAAGGTGGTGCTGGTGTCGTCTCTGGAAACGGACGAAGAGTTGTTTCGGGAAGAGGGCCGAGTGGAGTACGCGAACGCGGCCAAGAAGTATCTGGCACTGGCAAAGCAAAGCAAGAATCTGGACGACTTCCTGCAGCAGGTGGGGTTATCGAAAGCCGATTTGACGACCAGGCCGTAACCCCTGCGGGTGCGCCGCAGAAGGTTGCTGCGGAAGCTAGGAACATGCTAGATAGGATAGGTCGGCAGGAAGATGCCGCCAACAAGTCTGTGTCCGACGACTACTCTTGCGGGTGAGATAGATGGCCGTTTGTATTCCTGCGAAGTCGGGTGTCGTTGATACGCAGATGCAGAAGTCTGTGGCATTGCGGCGGTTGGATGAGACGAAGGAAACTACCCCCTCTCTCCTGACCCAACTGGGTATGGCCCAGTGGTTTGCCAACGGCTTCATCGGCATCGACAACCAGGCGGCAAGGTTTCCCGCCCTCCGGGGTTTCGTGGAGCAACTCCACATTGGGGAGAAGATCCGCAGTCTGTACTCCCACAACCACAACGAGACGCTGCGGGAAGTGGGCAACCTGTCAGATGCCGATTCCCGCAACATCATGAAGGTGGTTGAGGCGGGTGACGCCGGGATGAAGATCACCCAAAACCAGGATGGCAGTGCCACCGTCACGGCAACCGAAGATCTTGTTGGGTTGAAGAAGGGGGAGACCTACACTCTTCCCCCCAAGCTGAATGCCACCCTCAACAAATCCCGTGAAATCCTCGACACCCTCTACACCGACATCATCAAATCCGTGAAGGCCAGCCTGGGCCACGACCCCGACGCCACCAACCTTCCCGAGGAAGACCAGGCGGTGATCGATCTTCTGGAGGAGTCCCGCCGCGCCAACTACTTCCCTCACGTAAGGACGGGGCGCTCATGGCGCCCCGCCCCGCGGGCTGGCGGGGTCGGCAGTGTTCACGGCTTGCGCGCGGACAACGCCGACTCGACGCGCGCCAGCGCCTCGCGCGCGGCGCGCAGCTCTTCCAGCAGGGCGGCATCGCCGTGCGGCTCGCCTGCGCGCCCGTCGTCGGCCGCCTGGATGGCCTTGCTCTCCTCCAGGCTGTTGATCACGACCGCGACGAACAGGTTGATCATCACGAAGGTGCCGACGATCACGAACGAGATGAAGAACACCCAGGCCCAGGGGGTCGTCTCCATCGCCGCGTACATCACCTCCGCCCAGCCCTCGAGCGTCGCGACCTGGAACAGCGTGAGCAGTGCGGCGCCCAGCGTGCCCCAGCGCTCGGGATCGGCGTCGCTGAACAGGTGGAACCCGGCCACTGCGTAGATGTAGAACAGCAGCGCGACCAGCATCAGCACATGGCCCATCCCGGGCAGCGCATGCACCAGCGTGGCCACGACGAGGCGAAGCTTGGGCAGCGCGGACACCAGCCGCAGCACGCGCAGCAGCCGCACCATCCGCGCGACCATCGAGAGTTCGCCGGAGAACGGCAGCAGGGACAGCACGACGATGGTGAAGTCGAACAGGTTCCAGCCGTCGCCGAAGTAGCGGCGCCAGGCAGGCGCGACAGCGGCGAGCTTCAGCACGACCTCGGCGACGAAGGCCGCGAGGATCAGGTGATGTGCCCATTCGATCAGGGTTCCTGCCCGCTCGACCACCGTGGCCGAGGTCTCGAGCCCGACCAGCACGCCGTTGAACACGATCAGCGCGATGATCAGCCGCTCGAAGCGCCTGTCGCCGGTAATGCGGCGGGCCATGAGGTTCATCGGTCGGGCACCTTGCTCGTCGGATCGGTCTTGCACGGATGTGGGTGGTGGCTTGCGCATCCGGGACGACGCGGCTTTGCCAGAGGATCGTCTGCGGACTATACCGGGTCCGTGACGGTGCGCACGCCGCAGGCGCGGATAAATATAAGCACTCATACTTATTACGACTAAGCAGATAAGCGACTGCGCCTGCTCGAGTTGCGCGCCGTTAGGTTTCGCAGGTGGCCGGAAGAGCGGCCACCCGATGCAGTGGGCCCCACATTCTGGCCACCGCATCCGTCGCTGCGCTCCCTCCACCTCGGAGCCGGCATCCAGACGCACGAGCCCGCGCGCAAGACAGCCACGGCTCGACGATACACCCGCTCGACTGAAGGAACCCCAGATGCCCGTCCTCGACACGCATGGCGACCGGCTCAATGCCTCGCTGGCCCTCACCCTCCTTCCCGTTTCCGCCGGAGCGGCACTCTGTGCAGCAGGGATGGCGCCCGTCGCACTCGTCGCCGCGCTGTTCGTTCTGAGCCTCGCCGCCGGCTGCTGGGGGCTGATGAGCGTCGCGCACCTGCGCCGGGAGATGGCCGCCACCGCCGCCCGGCTGCAGTCGGTCGAGACCGCCGGGCATTCGCCGGAGCGCGCGCCGGAGGGCGCCCCGTTGACCGGCGAACTGGCCACGGTCGGGCATGCGCTGGACGGCCTGCGCGCCCGGCTGGCTGCCGCCAGCGAGGATACCGAGCGCAACGGCCGGATCAAGGCCGCGCTGGAGGCCGTCACCAGCAGCGTGATGATCGCCGATGCCGAGAACCGGATCGTCTTCATGAACAAGTCGGTGGAAGCGATGCTGCTCGCGGCCGAGGCGGACCTGCGCAAGGCCCTGCCGGACTTCGAGACGCGCAAGGTGCTCGGCTCGAACATGGACATCTTCCACAAGAACCCGGCGCACCAGAAGGGCATGCTGGCGGCAATGCGTACCACCCATCGCACGCAGATCACGGTGGGCGGTCGCATCTTCAGCCTGGTGGCCACCCCGGTGCTCGACCAGGCAGGCCGGCGCGCAGGCACCGTCGTGGAATGGGGCGACCGCACCGCTGAAGTCGGCACCGAGCGGGAGATCGACCGCGTGGTGCAGGCGGCCAGCGCCGGCGACTTCGGCACCCGCCTGGAACTGGAGGGCAAGGAGGGCTTCTTCAAGACGCTCGCGGTCAACGTCAATCAGCTGCTCGAGACGAGCGAACAGGGTTTGAACGAGGTCGCAGCGCTGCTGGAAGCGTTCTCCGAAGGCAACCTCTCGCATCGCATCGAACGCGACTATGAAGGCCTGTTCGGCAAGGTAAAGGCCTGCGGCAATGCCACCGCGGAACAGCTCACCCGGGTGCTCGGTGAAGTCACCGCCGCCGCCGACGCGCTCACTGGCGCCGCGAACCAGGTCAGCGCTACCGCGCAGTCGCTCGCGCAGTCGGCGAGCGAGCAGGCGTCCTCGGTTGAACAGACCACCGAATCGATCAACGCCATGTCGGCCTCGATCAACCAGAACACCGACAATGCGAAGGTCACCGACGGCATGGCCACCCAGGCCAGCACCCCGCCGCATTTCCGGTAAGCGTCC